TATGAAGAAAGTGGAGAATAGAAATAGAAAATTCTATTTGCCTGCGAAATCGCAGAAGAAGGGAGTATCCCTTAACAGAGCTAAGTCTCTACCAGTCATTCAGCGTAAAGCTGCTATGACTACTGACCCAATTTTATTGGCGAAACTTGCTGCTCAAAAGCAACAAGAAACCGAAGCTAAACAAGCTAAGGTAACGGAAGTCTGTAATAAGGCTTTACGTAAAGCAGCTTCTTTTAGCAATATTGCTCAGAAGAATGCTAAGTCTACAGGTGTTACGAAGGTGTCACAACCTACACTTGATGACAAACCATTTTTATTCTTCGTGAATAATTATTGGACTTATGGCCCATCCACTAATGGTTTGGCTATAAAGGATAAGGATGGTAAACATGTGCTCAATTGTTTAAATGAGCATACTTATCGTCCTAATCCAAAAGGATGGAAGAATTCTCTTGCCGGGATAGATTACCCCGGTATTGATAATTCTATGGGTTTCGCATGGCTTGGTCAGCGGTCTTATGTACCTTTGGGTCCAGAACCTAAGAAGAAAGCCTTTACGCAGATTCGTCTGCGTGAGGAAGATGTATCTAAGGAAGACTGTCAACCTCAAATGCGATCACCAGATCCTAAGAAGCGTATTGCTAAATGCAAAAATATTTGGATGGTACCCTGTGTCAATCCAAAATGCGCTAAATTCGGTAAGCAAATTATCGAAAAATTCGTTCCGGGAGTGATCCCTCAATGGAAACCTATTTGCCAATGCAAATTGTTTGATCTATCGATTTTCGAACAACCTCTCCCAGAGAGGTTGCCGGTAGATAACACCCCTACTCCGGTGGAGGTAAAGAAACAGGTTGTTAAAAAGAGGAAACCAAAACAACAATTCCTCGGCAAAAATAATTTCCCTGAATTACCTCAGAGTGATGTTTCAGTTACTTTGACAAATTTCTTGGAGAAAATAGAAAACATCCCGGTGCCGGATGTTTCACAAGAGTCTGATATGCCAGACCCTAAAGTCTTAATTAATGACATGAAAGAGAAATTACTGAAAGGTGAATTCACGGAAGTCATTAAAGAGATTGATTTCATAATGAAGCTCTTCCAAGGGCTGAAGGATGTAATCGAACCGACTGTTCGTTTAATAGAACAACAGTCGCAGGATGAATTAGATCGTAATGAATCTAATACATCTTAAGGTATTAATATTTATATTATTACTTAAAATTACTTGTGTATCATCAATGGATAACATTAAGTTAATTTTTGGAGGAGGTGAAATTGCTTACTTCCTTATAATTGCAAGGATAATTGTTATACTCTTTGGCGTTTTCGCCATGAGATGGAAACAATTTGTCGTAATTCACGATAAGAAATCAGTAAATGATTTTATCCTTAAAGTCTATTCAACTCCCCGGCTCACATTCATTTGGGTAGCTTTTTGGGGATTAATGTTGATGGACATGCCAGTAGTGGCAACATTATTCTTCTTTGTACCGACAATCAATTTTTGGTTGACGACAAGTATGAATAAAATTGAAACTATCCCAGAGGTAGTTTCGGAATCGATGAGAAACGTCGCGGATGGCCTTAGGGAAATTCGCGATGGAGTGTATGATCCAGGTTTAACCTGGGGAAACATGCTTAAATCGATGAACAAACATAAAGGCGGTCTGCTTGCGTGTTTATATTCTGTTCAAAGAAATCCTGATCCACAAACTCTTTTATCAGAGATTGTAAAATCAGCTAGTTTCTTAGGATTAGAAGATTCAGTAATAAATGTCACCCTTCATAAGGGTACGGATTTTTTGCTGAAATCTGTGGAGAAAGTTGGAGTTACTCCAAATCCCACACCTGTGTTAGTACCACCTCAAATTCCACAAATACATGAGGTGGACCAGGAGTCTCTTACTGATGTCGTAGAATCTCTTTCTAAGAGTGAAAACCGAAAGAAAGTCTTGACTATCTTAGGTATGACTACGACATTAGGAGGTCTTTCATTAGATTTCGGAGACCCTATCAAGATCTTGACCGAAGCTCAAAAATCAGGTCAAGCTATTGAGAAAACATGGGAAAGACTAGAGGAAGCGCTAAACGACCTCGGTCTAATTGATACTGGAAAGTATCGATTCTGCAAAGAAATCTATAGAGATTTTTATGCATTACAACCTGAATATGAACGGTATCAAGTGCTTATGCATTTGACACCTGCTGAAATTATTCAAGGTTCAAACCTAGCGAAATGGAAACAGTTCATAGGTAAAGTTGACAAAATACGTCTCGCCACTTCCGGCCCTGCTGGGAAGGATTTAGCGAAAGGACGTTTATTTGTTGAAATAAATCAGTTGGTTGCGAAAACTGCTCAGTGGAGGAAGATTGTTGAGCATGCTATCGCGACTAGCGGTACTCGACCATGCCCAGTTGGTGTTACCCTTGTTGGGGAAAGTCAATTGGGGAAAACTATGGTGAGTAGCGAAATATTCCGTCGTCTGAAGTGGGATTTGAAAAGTAAATCTGAAGATGATGGAGTATTTTCTATGGCAAATGAATGGTCTACATGGAATGTTCAGTCGAGAGATGAATATGACCAAGGTTATGTAGGCCAAGAATTTGTTTATATGGATGATGCTTTTGCTGACAAAGATAATAAAGATCATCTAATGTTATTGCAGTACATTTCATCTGGTACTGTGGGGACTGTTCAAGCTGACCTTGACCTGAAAGGGTCACCGTTTCAAGCTAGAGTTGTAGTTGCTTCTTGCAATTACCTTCCTGATAAAAGCGTTACTATTAATAACATTAATGCTTTACATCAAAGATTTCCAGTATGCCTGGAAGTGAAATTGAAGGAAGGGGCGAAGAAACTTTCGCCTGACTCTGTATATGACC